CCACAATTGCATCACCTGCAACTGCAACTAAATACTCACCAACTTTTGCTATCTTATCGCATCCCTTAGCAACGTAAGGTCTGTCTGTATAAGTAGTTAAAGTATCTGCGCCAAGTACTGCCCAGCCCTTACCTTGTATTCCAACTATTGCAGTCATGGTCCCCTTCTAACTTATCTTCTTACAACTGTCCTTGCACTAGCACTTGCTTGACCACCTGCACTCAAACTAGATAAAAGACTTTGTAGTCCTCCACCTTGTTCTGGTTGCGATGAGATGCCTCCTACTGGAGCAGAGGGAGCAGGGGACGTTTGCTCAACCTGAGTAGCGCCAGTAGGAGGTAATTCTTCAGGTCTGAAGATTTTTTCAATTGCATCCTCAATTGCTACTCCCTTTTGACGGGCTTTAATTACATCTGAAATCTTAACAATGATGTCAGATGGGTCCATGCCCTGTGTAGCCATTTGAGGTATTGCTTGAGTATACGCCCCTAACGCACCCAGTAATGAGTTACGCATTTCTTCAATCTCAATCTTTTCTTGTTCTTGGGTTACGTTAATACCAAATGGTAGTTCACGCATAACCATATCTTTAGAAATAATTTTAGCGCCTAACGCTTGTAGCATGAAGATAAGTCCCTGTGCTGGGTTAAGACCAGCAAGCATGCCATAACGAACATCGGCTGAATAATCTTTCTTAATATCCTTTGATGGTTTGTAGTCAATGCTGTATGGAGAACCAGCATCTACACCACGAACTGTCTTATCAAAGTCAAAGTATGTTTCATCAATTTCAAAAGCAATTGAGATAACATCTTTAAGAGCAGAGGCAAAGATAGCCTGAGCAGATTTAACCTGTGTATCAAAACCACCCATAAGGGCTTGAACACCTTGACCAGTAATAATGCTTGCATCAAGATTACCAGTACGTGATTCTGGATAACGGGTTCCAGTTCTTAATTCTTGTTGCAGTAATGATTGTTCAGTAAATGCACCATTAGGTATAGGCAGTTCAACACGGCGCACACCTGCTGGATTAGAGGTACGAATAATCGCATCTCCACCAAACTCAATTTCCTGAACATCTTGTGGAACAACAATTGGTGATTGAACAGATTTCTCTGCTGCTTCCATCGCAAGTAATGCGAACCTATTACGAAGCAGTTGGATACCTAATACATCATCAAATTGTCCACGCATTTCACCATCAACGCTTGGGCGTCTAGCAACAACAACCATCATCTTTCCAAGTGGATTAACCGCTTGTGAAAGAATTAGATTGCTACGGGTAGGAACATAAATAGTAGATTGGTCTTTATCGTAATAACGAATAAACTCAATTCTTGTATTTAAGTTTTGTTCATATCCCTCTTTACCCAACAGTTGCATTTCGTACTCTGGGAATTGAGATACTAACTCAGCAATTGATAGTTCATATCTTTTAGCGAAGGCAATGCAGCGTCCGTAGCGGTCAAACTCTGGGTAAGCCCCAATCGGACTTTCTACACGAATACGCGGCAGCCCTGCCTCTTCGTCTAATTCAATGATGAATGGGACGAAACCGAATGTGATGTAATGGTCTGCACCTGTGTACATCTGCACTTGTAAATCTGAATGAGCAAAATAGTTAGCAGCAATGCGGGTACGCTTATCAGCAAAAGAACGAGCACGGTCACTAACTTGATTAGCGGCTGAACAATTAACTGCAGGAAGTGGTGCCATAACTTCTGACAAATCACGGGCAACAATGTCAATAAAGTTTGCAACTACGTTTGCGTCTACACCCTCTGGAAAGAACTCTGGATAAACAGATGCAATCTTGCCTTTACGAACAGCAAGCACATCTTGTGCTCTTGCATCTCTATCAGCAGCACGGTCTTTAAGAGAATCTACTCTCGCTGCAATCTGGTTTATTGATAACAATTATCTACCTACCCTTATTCGTATAAATGAGGAAACGTTTGTTTTCTTAACTTAGCAATAAACTCAGGAGATGCTTTACCTCCACCGTCACCTGCCTCTAACTCTCTATCTCTTTTAGCAAGGGCACCACGAATTTTATAAGTTTTTTGTTTAGGTGTTTCTTTTTTCTTTGCAGCCTTTTTGGCAGTTTTAATAACTTTAATTACTTTTTTAGGATTAGGCATTATTTTCTGCCTCCACCCCTACGTCTAAGTTCTTGAATTAATATTTTTCTAGCACGTTCTTGGGCTGCAATTGAAGTGGGGTCTACAATTTTTTTACCTGGATTCATAATTCTTTGGTTACCAAGTACATCAATTTTAGACTTTATACCTTTAACTGTTGGTTTTTCTGGATTTAAAATACTATCTCTAACTTGTTTTTCCCAATCAGACTTTGCTTCTTTTCGTTTCATCTCAGCAATTTTAATTGCTTGTTTATCCATCTCGTCTCTTAATTTATAGTTTACACCAAACTCTCTTTCATATAAGCCTTGTTCTTTTGGTGTACCTTTTTGACGTTCACGCTCTGCTTTGTTAGTAACTTTACCTTTTGTTACAGCACGTTTAGCAGGTGGCTGTAAAGATTTTCTAAGTTGTTCTTTTTCAATTGCTCTGCCACGTCTTATATCTTCTGGTCTACGAGAACGGCCAAATTCTTTTTTTTCAATTGGAAATCTTTTTTCAAGCATTTCTTTTTCATATTGAGAAAGACCAGTTCTTTTAGAAATTTTTCTTCCAGGTTTTTTACCGACACTTTTCATTTGTTCTCTAGCAACTTCACGGGCTTGAACTTTAGATACTTTTGCTACTTTTTTCTTAGCAATATCAGCGGCACGCTTTTTAGCAATGATGCTAGCAATTTTAGCAACGGCCATTATCTGCCCATGTTTCTATAAACTTTACCTACAAACTTTGAACCTTTTTTAGCAATACCACCTACTGCACGAGCAGCCTTGCCATAAGGCACTGCATACAAAGCAGCGTCTCCTAAAGTTTTAGGAATAAATACATCAGAAAGTATTGGGGCAACTGGTGAGGTTTTTATTTTTTTAGTCTTACCAAGATTCATTTTCTTAGACTTAGCCATTACTCGCCCCTAAGATTTTTACCACGAGTACGATTAGGGCGAGCAGGTTTAATTACATTCATTAATTGATTTCGAGTGTAATAACTTGTTTCACCAGGTTTTAAAAGACCTGATTTTTTTAAATTTTTATCTAAATTATAAACTTTTTCTTTATTTTTTGATACAGGTTTGTTAGCAGCCTTAAGTCCACGTTTGTTTGCTTTGGCTTCTGCTTTAGATAAATTCATATTTTTATAAACAGGGTTTACTTGTTTACCACCCTTACCCGTAATACCACCAACGGCACGGCCTATTGCTTTAACTGCTTTAATTGGATTTGCCATATTAGTTCCTTATCCGTGTATCTCTTGCCATTGCTCTGCAAAGGCTTCGTCTAAATTAACTGAGTATCGTCTTTCTGTTTGTGCTCTGGTTGCCCAGCGGTTTCTTGCATATCTTTGCATGCTACCTGTCTGCACCATGAATTCCCTTGCTCTGAGCACGGTAAACCATAAAGCCATAACACAGTCAGTCTTACCACGAGTATTAGGCTTCCAAGTAATTAATTGTTGGACTAGCGCTTTCATACCCTCTGAGTGTTCCGTAGAGGGAAACTCAATAACGTTATTCTTTTGGAACTTCTCATCTCGTAGAGTTCCCATTAGCATAGACATACCTGCTACACCAAAGTTGGAATCCCATTTGTTCTTACCTGTAAAGTGAGATTCTAAACGGCACCCATACGCTGCAAGCCAATTTCTTAAATCATCATCTAAAGCATAGGCTTTTTGATGAGCGTTAATCTCTACTCGTAATTCTTGTGGTCTATACTTATCAACCAAGTGCTCAATGATTTCTTGAATCTTTTGTGGTGTAGGTTCTGACATATTGATGCAGTCAAGAACATATATTCTGCTGTCATATCTGTTATAGGTAGTTACCACAAACGCGGCATTCCCGCCCATTGCGGGGTCAAACCCTATTATTGTATACCCCTCAATGTGCGAGGGATGTCCTACGGAACCCGCTTTCAGCGGTCCGCGTTTGCGCTGTCCATTAATACAACCTTGGACAATCGCAGGAGGAAACATAGAATCTTCTTGGACATCTTCTTGTTGGTAAACCAACGCCCATGTTGATGGTGTTACTTCACTACGTCTTCTGAATAATGCTTTGCCGTCCCATTTCGGGAAGAGTCCTTCTTCGTCAGGTGTCTCAGAATCCCCATCCCACGGAACGTCCGATTTACCCCAGAGCGTCTTCCACTCTTCAGGCTTTTCTGAATACTCCAAAACAGCAGGCATGCCCATATAAGTAAAAGGGCTTTTACCACCAGACCAGTGCTTGGCCTCGCGGAGTTCTTTATAGAAGTCTTGCGGTGCAATTCGTGTCCCTACGATTAGTAACTTACCGTTCTTACCCAGACGGGTAATAACTTCTTTTTGTAACCAGTTGATTTGTTTATCAAACTCATGTGCGTTTGCTGTAGTAATGCAGTCATCTAAAATGATGAGGTCAGCACGTGCTCCATAAATCTGTCCACCCATACCAAGTGCTTGGATGGTTGGGTCCTTCTCGCTTGAATTTCGGGCATCGCCCCCAAGGTAGACTGTATCAACTCGCCAAGTATCTGAGTCTTCTTTCCATCCCCCTTCAGGTCCAAAAGTTGTTTGCAA